GGCGATCAGCCGATTGAGCGGTACAACCTCGCACCGACAACCGCGGTTGCGCTGCTGCACCTGCAGGGCGACTTGCTCCACGCCGATCCAGTTCGCTGGGGATGGCGGCCGCATTGGGCGAAAGACCGGGCAGCGCCGATAAATGCCCGAGTGGAGAAGGTAGCCCATGGCCCTTTCTTCCGGGCGATCTGGCCTCACCGAGCAATCACGCCTATCGACAACTGGTTTGAGTGGGTAGATGAAGGCGGGGCCAAGAAGCAGCCCTACCTCATCCGCCGAAGGGATGGTGCACCGATACTCTGCGCTGCCATTGGCCAGCTACCTGACGCTGATGAAGGCCCAGGCGAGCATGATGGCTTCGTGATCATCACCTCCGACAGCGCCGGCGGCATGGTGGACATTCACGACCGGCGGCCCGTGGTGCTGACGCCAGACCTGGCGCGGGAATGGTTGGACCCGGCCACACCCAAGGAGCGAGCCGAGCAGATGGTGCTACACCAGGGCGAGCCGTCCGAGGTGTTCGAGTGGTTCAAGGTCGATACGGCTGTGGGCAACGTGAGAAACAAGGGGCCCGAGCTGATTAAACCGATCAGCGAGCAATAGCCCTGACGTACGCCTGGCACGCACGCAAGGCGATTATGGCGTTGTCCCCTGCGTCGGTGATGGCGACAATTCGTTGCGCATGCGCTGGGTCAAGTTGGGCTCGACGGGCTGCATGAACCACGCCGACGGCGCCGGGGGTGGAAGGCACGTTGCAGCCACTGGCTGAATCCTCAATGAGGACTGACAGCCGGACATCAGCAGTAGCAAGATGGTCACGCAGGCGAGCCTGGTTGCGCTGGGCATCGGATAATTCCTTGGTGTGTTGTTGGTCCTGGAGCGCGAGCTTTTCCTCGGTGGCCAGGCGCTTATCCAGCTCGGCCGCCTGCTGACGCCAGGCCTCGCCAGTGATTGCATCCAATTCCTTCTGGTGGCGGGCTCCCTGCTCCGCAATACGCTCGGCCATCTTCTTGCCCAGGCGCCAGTCTTGGACTTGCCACGCCCCGCCGAACCCGATGGCCAGCGCCAGCAGGATTGCCAGCCCCAGGCCGGCCAGCTTCTGTACCGGCGTCATACCAGCGCCCGCCGCACGCCTTCAGCCAGCACCGCATCAGGGTAGGCATAGCCTGCGTTCTCGTGGTGAATGATTGCCTTGACGAAGCCTGTCATGACCTTGGGTTGGGTCAGGTCGATTTCATAGCCCGGACGGGTTCCGGTGTTCGCCTCGACGGCGCGCACATACGCGGCGGTGTCATTCTCCACCGATGGCGCCCACCGGCTGATGATCGCCTTCACAGTCTTCAGGCCATGCTTGCGCTGGTAGGTCAGCAGCAACTTTCCCAGGGCGCGGATACCATTCTCCGGGGTGTCGAACCTGGCGAACCGCTTTTCGATTGCCGGATCTGGCTTGAGCTGGCCCTGCCATTGGTTGGCCGGGTTGTAGTCGATGTTGCCGGGGTTGTTGTTGCGTACCCCGCGGGTTTCGGTGGTCGACATGCTTTTCTCCAGGCGAAAAAAAGCCCGCGCTTGGCGGGCCTTTAATTGGAATATTGTTTATGTGGATTTTTTGATCATGTCTTTTATATAGGCGATTTCTTTTTCCATCCTTGAAATCTTCGCCCCCTTTTTACGAATATTTCCATTAAGCCAGGCGATCACAATAGCCGCCAAGGCAATGAAGAATATAAGCGCAAGCCAGTAATATTTAGGAGCCGACCCCTCTACTACTGGCTGAGCGGAAATGAACGCAAGCAACTGATCGAGTCTAACCCCCAGCCCCTGGCCCTCTCGGTTTACTACTGAGTAGTCATCAGCACTCAGGTCTTCCGCCTTAAAAGCTGCAATTACATCTTGCGCAATCGGCCCGATATAAATAGGCCCTCCGTGCTTTGGCCTAGACGCCTTAACAAGCTCCCGGAGTCGCGAAGCTACTGCTATCTCGGCGTCACTTAGACCGCGCACACCTTCTAGTTGTGATAGGTCCGCAGGGGTTACAGCGCCGCTTCCAGCCCCAAAAACGATATTTGACTTGTGGTAGCTGGGTGCCGCGCCTGATGAATAGAGCGTGTGCCCGGTTGACTGAGCCAGCGTGATCGCTGCGTTGTTGTTGCCGGAACGCTGATCGCGGATGAACAGGCCAATGTTCTGATCGACCAGGCCAGGGCTTGCGACCTCTACGTCACCGATATCCATACCAGTACGGAAAAGGATTTTGCCGGTGCCTGAATGCACGGGCCGAGACATGAAGCCGCCCATGGTCTTGAGGATATTTGAACCCTCATACCGGTTCCTGTCCTGGAAGCTGTAGACGTGGTCCTGCACGTTATGCCCGCGCAGGCGAACCACGGAATCAAAGGCGCCATACGTGCCGGCGTCTGTTACCTCATCCAGAACGGTGTTGTCTGTGAAGCCGTGGGCGTCGGTAGATCCGCGCAAAATCCTAGCAGCCATAAAGGCATCACGCATCGCAGAGCCCTTCACCAAAACCTCGCCGACCTGGTACCGGCTGACTGGCTGGGAAACATCTGCATTAGGTGAAGCTGAAAAAAGAAGCCCCATTGCGAGGCCGGCGACAGCTATAAGTTTGTGGCTCTTGAATGTGTTGCTCACGTCAGAATCCGTCTGAAAGGCTATGCACAGATTATACGTGCTTAGCCCCGCAGAGCATACGGTGTCAGACCTCAAGGGCAGACAGGCGGGCCTCAAAACCAGCAATAATGAACGCGGTAAGGCCGTCCATACGGAAGCTGTAGCGGTCGCCCGCTTCTTGCAAAACCTCAGTCCAGGCTTCGGCTGTGACCTCTTCCCATTCATCCGTAACCAGTTCGTTAAATGGATTGCCGCCCATGTCCACGGTCATGGTTTTCCGGTAAACCGCTGGGTGTGTGCGCTTCTGCGCCTCATGCTCGATCACCTGCTTATCCCATTTGTCGTAGCAAATGAAGCTGTAGCTGAATGGGTCTAGACCATGTTGCTCAAGGATTTCCTTTGCCCGCTGCACAGTCATACCAATGTGCTCACGCGCACCATCACCCTTCTCCGCCACGGCGGCCAGGAAGCGGAATGCACCGATCTCTTTGGCTAGCTGCGTGGCGGCGGCAATCTCGGCGGCGGTGAGCTGACGAACCTCGGTCTTCTCCCTGGCATCCGATGTGTTGATCGTGCCGGAACCTGCAAAAACTGCCGACCAGCGCTTTGTTGCATCGCCTAGTGGCTGAGCGTTATCCGCACCAGGCCTCAGTACCGACTGAGAAGCGGCATTGCCGATCTCAACACGAGTTACTGCGTTGGTGGCAAGACGTAAAAAGCTATCACCCGAAACTCCTGCGGTAGCTGATCCAGCCTGCGGCAGAATGTAAAAATTCGGTGATCCTGCGACGCCTACGCTGAAAGGAACGGTAGATACATCATCAACACCTACCCGGAAGGGGCCAGCATGATAGCTTCTCGCGCCACCTGGAGCATATAAAGCCAACCCTTGAGACTGGCCGATATTTAAGGCTACCTTGGCGGTGCCGTAGGTTAAGTTGCGTATATATACGCCGATCTGCTGGTCAACTATCCCGCCATTTGTGACAGTTAAATCGCCGACATCAATACCGATTCTCTCGTTAATTACCCCGGTTCCGCTATGAACTGGGCGAGCAAGAAAATCGGCAAGATGCTGAATATTCCCGCTACCGGCATATTCCGGCCTACTCTGATATGAGAAAAGGTGATTCTGGTTGTTGCTGCCACGAAGAATGGTGGTCACATCTACTGACCCGTAACCCCCGTAGTCTGTAACCCCGTCAATAACTGTGTGTTCGACAAAGCCGTGGGCGTCTGTTTCCCCTGTGAGATTCCTGTAAACGCCGATAGCATCCCTGACGGCAGAGCCCGTCATCGGATTTGTGCCTACTGCTATTTTCGTAGTACGCACACGGCCATCGGCATCTACGGATAAAGCACCGGCTATTTTGCCAATCGAGCTTGCTGTGGCTCCCCCTACAAGGACGCTGCTGTCCGTCGCAGCCAGCGCAGATCTAAGGGCGGCATCACCAACCGCCTGAAGTTTTGGCAGGTCCGTGGCCCATGTGCCTGTCAGGGTCAGCGGGATGTCCGCCGCATTCATGACCCGGTACAACTCGCCGGAGCGTTGAATCAGCTGAGTCTGGCGTTGGACTATCACGCCTGCACCGTAAACCAGATAGACCGACTCGTAGCCTTGGGCAATGAGGTAGTCGGTTACCTGTTTCATGATGCCGCGCCACGACTTCAGGGGGACACCGAGACGGCTTAGGTATTCGCCAAGAGGGCCGTTCACCAAGAGGTCGATGATGCCACTGTTGTCATATAGGTCTTCTGGATCGCCAGAACCGTCCGGCCCTACAGGGTTGCCCGTGTTATTTCGCATGTTTTCTCCAGGCACAAAAAAGCCCGCGCAGTGGCGGGCTTGTGTGGTTTTGGTTATTTAGTCGGGCGCAGTCGCGTTGTCGTACAGGTAAACCCTGTCGTCATAGTTGAAGCCTTGAACCGAAACGCTTTCGCTTCCTTTCGGGGTTACTTTGCTGATCAGGACGCGGTGGCATTCCCTGGTTACTGGGCCGAACAGCAGGTGAGGCGGTTCCCTGTCCCAACTAGTGTCTGGGGTGAAGTCGAGCGTCGGGATGCTCAGGTGGTAATCGCCGATCCTTGTGGCCGTCCATGGCCCGCTGAGCGTGCCGTCTTGACGCCTTATGCCTACCGTGTGGGCTACGCCTGGCTCCCATATGAAAGCTTCCGAGCTTTCGAGGATGTAGCTGCCAGAGCCAAGGGATATTCCAAGCAGCAAGGCGCTCTGCCCTCTTCCGGGCGTATCGTCCGAAACGCCGGCGAGGCCCATGTAATCGCTGTTGTTGCCATCCAGTTCGGTTTCGAACGAATAGCTCCAGCGGCGGTACCTGGTTTCGCTTGCGCGGCGCATCCCCAAGCGATATGCCCGGTCACGGTCACCTATGCCCAAGGCTTGAACCTTTTCGGCTTTCAGGCCTTGCTGTCCAGGCAGGCGGCATTTAACCGTCTCGGTTTGGCGGGTGCGCCGATCCTTGTACTCAACATCCACGCCGTCATGCTCTGACCCTGGGTCTGGCGACTTGAAGCTGATACGCAGCGGCCCCTTCATGTTCTGGGCCGAATAACCTTGCGTGCCAGCCGGGAAGTACTCAGTGTCGAAGCCTTCCCGCTTCTGATCGCGCACAGGGCGCAGGCGACCGCGACTGATGGTGAACTCTGCGAAGCCTGGGGCGAGCGCGGTATTCAGTGCTTCCTTGACGGTCATGAGCGAATCGATCGACAGGTTGAAGGTGTCACCCCTGGCCTTGCAAACTGCGTCAAACGCTGCAAGTTCGTCCGTGTCAATGTCAGCGTCCTGATACCCGGGCGCCTTGGCGATGTAGTTGAACGCTGGGGCGATATCACGGGTTACGCGGTTGTCTGGCGTCCAGGCTCCATTTACCAAGATCGGCAGCTTGCGCGTGGCCACGACCGAAACCTTGTTCTCGCTTTGGCTTGAGAGCTTGCCGCCGCCGGCCGCCGATAGCGCCAGAATCGTCCAGCCTGGGTAACTCGTAGGGCTGGGAAGCAATGCCCGAACGTCGTACCACTGGATATTGTCCTGCACGTTGGTCAGCGTGGACTTGGCGCCAATTCGGCGCATACGGCCTTCTGGCTCAATAGCAGACGCGGTTGTCAGCTCCCGCGTGAAGCCGATCTGGTCCAGAGTTCGATCACTGATCGTTTCACTGAACGAAACCCAGGCCCCTGCGGTTGTTCTATCCCGGTACTGAAACTCGTAGGTGACACTCCAAGGCTCAAGGTCGCCCTTGTTGTTTACCCCTGCCAACCCGCTTGGAAACAGGACTGTGAAGGAGAGCTTGGTTGCCTTGAGGCCTGGTGGGCACAGAGCAAACGGTCCAGCCCAGTCGCCTTCAAGGTTAGAATTGTCCAGCCTTAGAACAGCTGAGTTGCTTTCGATGAAGTCAAATCCTGGCCAGTCATTGTCTGTAACGCCAGCGTCAGTCAGGCGGTCTACGGCAATCTGAGACGTACTCGCCGCCGTGAGGCGGTACCGAAGGCCAGCATACCCAATGCAAGCCCAGCCAATGCCGGCCAAGAGGCCAGATACCGGCGCGCCGCTGGTGGTGTTGAGTGTCATGTGGGCCGGATCGCCGCCGGCCGCTAGCGTGAAGTCGTTCACGATATAGCGGCCAGCGTTAGCCCCCACCACCTCGATCTGCATTCCAGGGAAGGCGCCAAGCTGCTCCAGCGGGCCGGAAATCACATCACGACCACCAGCGCCACCGCCCGCAGTGACCATGTATTGGTACATGACCTCGATGCGCAGGATCATGCCAACAGCCCAGCCAGCGGGGAATGCACCGGCGCCAGTTGGGACGGCGACCAAATCACCGTTGAACTGATAAGCCTGGGCACCTGGAACCGGTGGAACCGTGACAGTGGTCTTCAGCTCGATGCCAGACGTACCGGTAGCGGTTACGCCCACCTCAGGTGCCTGGTACCACCACTTGGCGGCTGGCTCGTCGCTAAGGTCTTCGCCAGGGCCGTATACCCGTGCGGTAGCGTTTGCACCCAGCGATATGACGGCTGTATTCCCGATCTTGATATCGCTCGGGTTAACCTGGCACTCACCACGGGTAATGCACAACAGCATGTGCTGCCACTCATCCCGCGGGCCTTTGAAGTATCGGCGCGGCTCTACTATATAGTCAGGAAAAATCTCATCCTCACCGAACAGCTCGCGCACCGGGTCGCCGTAGCGAACCTGGTTGGCCTTTGCGTTGGCACTGGATAGCGTGCTGCCCTGCTGCGGCGAACCGGTCTTTGGCAGCTTCACCCTAGGCGTGATGAGCTTCATCACTGCTTGCACGCCTTTAATGGCGGCGATGGTGATAGAAATCGGGTCTGTACCCTTTGGCTCTATCCAGATCTGCACCCGGTCGCCACCATCAAAGCGAGCGTCAGCCCACTCTGATTGGCTAGTCAGGCATCCATTGATGGCAATGCTCATGGGAGGAACGTCGCGGCGCTCGTAGCCCTTCACGTTATCGATCAGCCACCGCTCAACCGTGGTCTCTGCGCTTACCTGGTACTCGCGCAGCACGTCTTGATCAAGCTTGTTTGCATAGATCTCGATCACGATAGAACACCACCGTCATGTAGTTATCTTTGAATTCTTGAAGCCGGATGATCCTGGCCCCGCTGCCGGGGTTGATCTCCAGCACCTGCAGGCGGTCGTCTTTGAGGACCACCAGGGCAACGTGGGCGCAGATATCACCCTTCATTGCTGCGGCGATTGCTCCCGGGAAAGGCTCACAACGCTCAAGAGCCCTACCCACCTCTGACCTGTAGGAGCGCTGGAAGGCGTGAATACCCAGGCGCGTCACCTCTCCAAACTTGGATAGCCCAGGCAGGCCGTATAGCTCCGACCTGGCTATCGTCGTCAGTCCCCAGCAATCAACGGACGGCAGCTCGCGACCGCCGTCCTGGTAGATGGCAGTTAGGAATCGTGATGGCATGGTTATAGGTACTTAATGCAGGGGGCGTTGAGGGCGTTGAACGTTTCGCGGTTAAAGTTCGTGTCGATGAGGTTGAAGTATCCACCGTCGACACGGATTGTTGCGCCTTCGAAGCTTCCGCCGCTGGTTACAAGGTAGTACGGCCTCTGAGAGGGCATACTGAGGTCAGTGCTCAAGTACAGCCGCATGGTTACCCTGATGATGGCGTCAGCGTCCATGGCTTGACGGATCAGGCCCTGCGCACTGCCTGTGACTCCATCAATCGCAAAGGTTACGGTTTGGCTCCCGGTGTTGTCCTTTGTCGGGTAGGCAACATCAATGCCCCCCGCCTCAAACGTAACCACTCGGCCATCCTCTGTGCCGCATGTTTGATTTTCAAAACCAGCACAGATAAAGATTGGCTCGGCCCAGGGGATACTGAATATTTCCAGTGTCGGGATCAGAACCTCGCTACCTGGCGATGCATAACAAACGTCGAGTGGATTCATGCCTCGGGCCACTCCCTGTTTATCGCCAGGTCGACGATGTTCTTGCCGAACCAGAGTTCTGGGAAGCTTTCCCAACCTGGCGCCATCAATGGTCGATCGCGCAACTCAAGCGTTGCAGAGTACGCCCAATGACCAACCCCTATCAGCTCTGGCCCGTCATAGATATCTGTGAAACGGCATACATAATCCTTCAGCCCCAGAGGGGTCTTCAAAGTAGCCTGGAACCACAACGCACCATCACCGAGAGTTCTCGCAAACCACGCCTCAAAAAACGAGGCCTGGTTATCGTTGAATATCCACTTCACCGAAACCTCTGTAGGGACACTGGTGAATTTCCTCCGTTGGCGCGACCGCCCACTATCGAGTCTTGTCCTCATCAATGGGCTTATCGTGTCTAGCTTGTAGCCATCATGGAGCGGCAATGACAGTTGCTTTGGGTAAATGATCATGAGCCCCTCGTCTGTAATCCGTACTTCTGCTGAAGGGCATCATGGGCGGGGCCATCGCTCAGTATGTTTGCAACCCAGACATCCACGCCACCATCCGAATTTGCCCTGGATGTCCCAGCCTTAGAGGCGTCCTCGTATAGGTTCACCACAGGAGCAATTGCACCTTTGCGTGACTGGCCTGCTTGAATCTTGCTAAGAGTGCTGTCTAGTTTTGCGCTGGTCTCAGCAGTCGTAACCCGCTCCCCCTTCGCCAATAACCAAGTCCCAGTTTCAGGAACGGAATCCAAACCATCATGCGCCATGCCGGCGAGGCTGGCGGCCGAAACGCCTGCAACAAGAGGCGCTGCGAAAGTAGCGGCTGCAGCCGCGGCGCCCGGAGCCAGGAGAGGACCGACAATTGGTATTGCCGCAGTACTCGCAAACGCAGCGAGAGAGGCTTGAAACGCAGTGGCTTGTGCGTTAGCGACCATAGCTACGGATGCGCTGGCCTGAGTCGCCTTTCCAGCAACGAGCTGAACTGCCTGATAAACCAGCCACTGCGCCGCCATTTGTGCGAGGGCGTTGATGATGCTCTTGGCCATGGTGGCCGCCACATTAACGAACGCATCTCCAAGACTCTCCGACTCCAGAATCATTGATGCGATGCCGTCGCCAACAGTCCCGGTGAGCGTATCCAAAGTACTGGCCGTAAAGTCCGCCGCCTGCTGCTGGTAGTCCATCGCGGTATCGCGATAGTTTTCCCAAGCAGATGCAACGCCATCGAGCCAGTTGTTTTGGGCTTCATCTTGCTGTTCGTAATATTCCTGCTGGATTTCCATACGCTGGGCCAAGGCCTCACGCAGTAACTCCGTCTCCTGATTGTAGAGATCTTCGCTAATGTCGCCGCCGTTGTATTGCTTCTGAAGCTCAGCGAGTTGCTTGTTGAAGTCTTGCTGAATGGCGAGATCTGCCTTCAAGCGCTCCTTGAGCTTATCGCCACTGCCACCGCCTGAAAGCTCGATTTCAAACCCCATGCGTGCGGTTTGATTTCCCTCGGTCAATGTCGCGCCAAAGGCACGAGCCTTGGCCGCGTCCTCGTTGGCTAACTTCAGTTTCTGAAGACTATCCAGCTCAGCGGCCAGGCTCTTCAAGCGCTCCTGCTGCTGGGCATTGATGCCCACCAGTTTTCCAGACTCTATTTCAAATTGAAGTTTGGAAACCTCGGTCGCCTTTTTTCTAGCGTCAGCAGTGGTATTGATGAGTGCGATCTGACGCTGGTAGTCAGTGACGGCATCTTCGCCTCGCTTACGCGTAGCGTTTTCGGCATTAACGACTGCCTTCGCTGCACTCTTAGCCGACTCAGCTCTCTTTTTCTCGGCCGTAGCAGCCGCCTCGCTGGCATCTAAGGTTTTTGCTTTAGCTACAAGAAGCTCACCCTCCCCCTCTTTGAGACCCGTCACCAATCCGGCACCAATGCGCGCAGAGAGCTTGTCGGCGTTCGTCTTCTTTCCAGCTAGCAATATCTGCTCGTCCAGCGTCTTTGCAAGATCTCGATAGGCCTTTGACTGCTCAATAACAGGCGCTGCAGACAAAATTCCGTTAAGGATATTAATCTGATCACCGAACGATTCTACTTTTTGGCGCGCTGTATCGAGTTCGCCCTGGGCAGTGATCAGCGATTCATTCCATTCGCGCTGCCGAGAATCATTTGGATGCTCGCGCAGCAGGCGCTGGTACTGGCTAACGGCGCTTTCTGCGTCAATGGCGCGCAACTGCGCATCTAGAAGATCCTTGTTGATTTCCTGTAGGGCGGCAGCGGCCTGGTTCTTGGTGAAGCCCTCAAATGACTGAGTTAGCAAATCAACCTTAGTAGACAACGTGGTCGCCGAGTCATCGGCGTCATTGCCACTTAATGCGAAGTACGCGAGCGCGCTTGCCGCGAGCAGCACCACACCTGCAGGTCCACCAAGGAGAGCCATCGCAGCAGAGGCGCCACGAGCTGCGACACCAACGCTGACAATGCCCGCGGCGGCGGCAGGCGCCACACCAGCCATACGGGCGAGGGCCAGCTGATACCGCACGGCCTCAACCTGGCCCACGACAAATGCAGCAGACGTTGCGACGGCGCCGGCGGCAAGCCGAGTCACCAGAATAACCGCCAATGCAGAGGCAGCCTGCGCCGTCAGATTTAGGACCGTCTTGGCCTTTGGATCAGAGAGAACAGTAGTCAAGCCTTCGATTGCAGCTTTTGCAGAATCCAGGCTACCCTCGCCTGTCAGCAGCCCAGAGACAGCATTTCGCAAGCCATCTAGCGCGCCGCCGAAGGTATCGCGCGCAGCGGCGGCGGCACCTCCGTATGACTCCTCGAGAGATTTAAGGATGATGTTCTGAGCGCTGGCAACATCCCCGGTAGATTCGAATGACTCCGCGAGTTTCTTCTGCTCTTCAGTGAATCTAAACCCTTGCTTGCTCAGTGAGCTGAGCCCCTCAGAGGGAACGTCGAGCGCGCGGCCAATAGTCTCTGCCGCCTGCTGCACAGTTACCCCTGTTCGAGCAGCCATATCGGCTGCTGCTTGCAGGGCGCGGGGAAACTGATCACCGACCACTCCAGTGAATGCAAGAAGAGCTGTCTGCGCCTTATTGATGTCACCGCCGGAATATGTGGTCGCTTTTTCCAAAGCGCCGGCCATGTCGTTTAGTTGACTGCGACTAAACCCCGCCGCCTCGCCAGTAGATCTAAGCACTGCTGCCAACTGTGCCTGCTCCTGCTCAGCAGCTTTAGTCTCAGCAATAAACGCTGTAAATATAGCTCCTACCGAAAGTCCGGCTAGGGCGCCCGCAGCCACCTGGCCTAGCGCCTCCCAAGCAAGAGCGGCGACATCAGCCGATTCCGCAATGGCCTTGCCGGATTTGCGCGCCGCGGCCGCGGCCTTGTCCATAGGACCTGTGAAGCCACCAATCCTGGCAATCAGGTCGAGCGTCAGCGTTCCGAGTGTCGAAGCCATTGGCTACCCCAGCGTTTCCCATTTCCGTTGATCGATACACTCAGGCCCAAATTTCAAGGGCCTCTTCCAATGTCAGTTCAGGCTCCGACTCGTGCGGCATAAAGTCGTAAATTGTGTAGCGGGCTTTGTCCGCGTGGGTATTTGCATAGAGCGTGGATAGAAGCGCACAGCCACGCTCCATGCGCATCCCCCAATTGAGCGAGCCACGCTTTCGCCTGTACTCAACCCAGCGCCTGAACTCCGGAAGGCTCAATCGCTCTTGGGCTTCCGCGATCGTGCAGGAGAGCGTGATCGCGAGCTCGTGCCAGACTTCGTCGAAGTCGCTGAGGGCTGGGTCTTTCCCAGGTTGTTCACCTCGCCGATGGCTGTAAGTAATGCCGTGGTGAGGTTGCGATCGAGCGAGCCACGATCAGGGTCTGCATCGCCAGTGATATCCGCAACGGTGAAAACTGGAGCACCTGACTCATCGCAGATGCTGGCCGCTATTCGTCCAGCAATGCCGTCCTGCATCCCGGCTGATGCAATCAGGTCGCTGACGGCGGCTCGGTATCCCAGTGGGCGCACGAAGACATCGCCCTTTAGAGACTTGCCTCCCTGCTCCCATTTGATCGTTTTTTTCACAGGTGCGCCGGTGAAGGCACCAAACCCCTTGAGGCTTTCGATATTGAGCTGCATGATTTTTCCTTAAGTGGTCTTACGGATCCAGGCCGAACCGCCAGAGCGCTGAATCGTCGCTGCGCTGGTCACAACAGTGTTTGCCGCAAAGTCGAACGGGAAGTCGGATACGTACCCGTCGAAAACAAACCATGTTCGGGTTGGCGGAAGAACAAAATCATCACCATCACCAAGTTCCGCAGTAGCTGTAGCCCCAGAGCCGGCGCCGCCTGTGAGCGCGACGGTTGGTGCACTGGTGTAACCGGTGCCCGGCGATGTGACGCTGATGCCGGTAACCGACCCTCCGGCGACGGTCGCCGTTGCCGTAGCGCCTGTACCGCCGCCGCCTGTGATAGCCACGGTCGGCGCCGTGGTATAGCCAGTACCGCCAGACAAAACGCTGATGGCCGCGAGAGAGCCCGTAGTGCCAATGGTGGGGGCAATGCCTTTTCCATCAGACCAGCCAACAACCCAGCGGACGCTCTCGATAGAGTCGTCTTCGGAAAGCTGGTGCAGTCGTACGTGCGATGCATTCCGAGGATCTGCATTCAGAGTTAGTGTTGCCTGGCCTGGAGTACGAAGTCCGCGCATATAGCTGCGAACCGTTTCGCTCAGGCAGGTTGTTTCGATCTGGTCAGCTGGGTTTCCGCCGGGACTGAATGCCGTAGCGCACTCGATCTCTATAACCTCGAAGACAGATGGATTACCTGCACTGGGTACCGCGGCGTAAATCTGGGTTCCTTGGGAAAGGATCGACATGGCGTTCTCCAAATGTCGGGCATAAAAAAACCCGCACTCGGCGGGATTGGTTTGGGTTGCAGCGTTATCGAGGAACGAGCCAGCTCACGTCGAAGCTGTACCGGTAATTCTTTGTTGCAGGGTCGCGGCTCTCACCACCCCAGCGGATAATGTAGGCGTTCAGTTCAATAGCGTCTCTGACGGCCTTGGCCGCGGCCCGTGCGTCCTTACCGGTCGTGGCGTACACGTCGACCTGTAGCGTATAGCCGTCGATGTCTGGGCGCCCCGCCAGGTAGTTCTCCGAATCACCTCCGATGGTCTGCCAAACCGCATAAGGCTTTTGCCCATCTTGCGGCGCATCACCGAACGGATAGAGACGCTGCGGTGCTGATCCAAGTACTGCGATCACTCCAGCATCCAGGGCGCACACGGCGTTGATTGGTGCAAACATCAGCTGCTGCTCCTTAACTTCGCTTCACGACGAATGGCCCTGTCCAAGGATTTCTCGAACTGGGTAGCAAACTCATTGGTGATTTCGCCGATATGGTCCTCAAGGGCTGGGCGCGCAACAGGATCAGCAGCGATATGCTCGGTACCAAACTCAAGCAGACGCCAATGCGGTGTCGGGGCGCTTTTCTCAGTGCTGCCATTCTTAACCAGCACTGCGCCGTGCAGCACGCCAACGCGAAACCCCAAGTCGCCAGTACGGCGAAACAGCCGCCCGTTCCATCGAAGGACGATGTTGTCTGCGATGGATCGCCCTGTGTCCGGATCATCCCATCGCCGGGCGCCCTCTTTGAAGTTGTTGGCGACCATCTCGGCAGCGCGCCGAAGCGCGGTGCGACCGGTCTTGCGCTTGACCTCATCGTTCACGGTAGCCAGCTTTCCGAGCAGGCTGTCTACACCGATCAAGCTGAACTTCACTTCATCGACCATCGTTCACGCCCTTGCTGACCGGCAGCGTCAAATATTCAAGGCCCGAAACGTTGTCCGGCAAAGCGCCGGCGATGTTGTAAATCTCGCCGCGATGGATGATACGCATCGTGGGCAGCAAGCCCGGGCGGTACCGAACCACGATCTTGGCGGTCACCTCGGATTGCGTAGCCTGCGCAGCCAAGAACTCTCTGGCGCTCAATGGCTCAACCGAGGCGGGGCAGCGCTCCCAGACCGTTTCCCATCGTACCGGCAACTCGGTGTTATCTTCTGGGTCGCGCTCGACCACCGGTCTCTGGATATCAATGCGGTGCCGCAACTTGCCGGCGCGCATTACACACCCATCCGGATGCGGTAAGGCATCAGCAACGCCTTGCTGGTCAGCGGAAGCTCAGTAGCAATAGTGCCCGTCACCACCTCCTCCCTGTTCGCAAATAGGTGGCCGAGCTTGAGCAGGCAAGCCGCCTCAATGCCCTTGTTGATCACAATCCCGTACTCGTCCATGTCGATTGCCTCGAAGGTATCCGCCAGGGCCTGGCGAGCACGTTCACGCAGCCTGCACCGGTCTTCTGAGTTTTCAGGGTCATCGGCTACAACCAGCGCAGCGCGGTAAATGGCGCGCGCCGCTTGGGTTCGCTGAAGAGTGGTGGACTTTGCAAGATCCACAGCGGCCTGATCGGCAAAGAACCGGCGCTGAAGGAACTGCTGAGCAGCCTCTTCGGCGCCGTCCAATTGCGACTGCACCAGGTCCTGGTCCTCAGGTTCCGCGAGCAGGTGCTTCATGGCCAGTTCGATGTCGATCACGCTCATGATTATTCGGCCTTTTCTTTCGCTGCCTGAACCTTGGGCTTCGGCGCCGACTTGTTGTTTGGCTCGGGTGCCTTCTTGTTTTCAGTGACTTGCGCAGATTTCACTTTGAAGTCCTCGATCAGCCCGTTGCCTAGCAGATCGCTGGCGCGGGCGGTGGTTACAGTGATGCTCGACCCGGGCTGAACGAATTTGCCGCCGTTGTCGAAGCCCTTCACGGTTTTTACGGTGATCTCGTCCATTGCCGATCATGCCCGGTTACCCGGGCATGCTCCTGACTTGGCGCAGCTGAATTACGCTGCGGTGAATTGGCCGAAAACGAACGACTGCGGCCGGTAAACGGCCAGAGCCAGACGCTCTTCAGCGCGGATGGTCACCATGTTCTTGGTGAAGTTGTCCGCGTCTTCGGTCGACACTTCGACGTTTGCATCTTCGCGGTCGAAAACCTGAGCGGCGATGTTGAAAGCGCCGACCAGGAAACCGCCAGCCGGAACGGCGTTGGTATCGATGACGGGTAGACGCCACATACGTGGCTGCCCGCCATCCTGGACGTTGACCCAGATGTAGCTACCGGTGCTGTCCTTGGCCAGTTCCATGTCGGCCCAGTCGATCGGGTTGAGCGCGATGGCGCTGGCACGGTACTCGGCAATACGCACCTGCAGGATGGCGCGACGCAGGGTGTCGATCTTGGTGTCGCCTGCGGCGCGCAGGGCGTTGTCGAACGCGGTAGCCTGCGGAATCAGCCCGAGCAGGTTCTGGCCAGTACCGTCGCCGGCGAGGATCTGGTTTTCCTCGACGTACTTCAGGCCATAGATCGCACGACCATCGATGTAGCTTTGCAGCAGCGGGATATCCGCCAGCACCTGCTTCGACGCACGGAACCAATGCGCGATGGTTTTCACCGTGGTGGTGATCAACTCGAACGACAGATCGGACTGCGGCTTGGCCAAAGTCTCACCCACCGGCGCGGCCATGTTCTGGTAGCCAGATTCGCGGACGTATTCGATGGCGTTGGAGCTGGTACGGCCTGGCATGATCAGGTCGCGAATAGTGAAAGGACGCTCCGGGCCAGTGATGATTCCGGGCACGCGAGTTGGCTGGATCGCTACGCCTACGCCGCCAGTGCCAGTAGTGCCGCTGGTGATGCTGGTGACAGCCTTGAGGCGCATGCGCGCAATGCCACGGCCTTTCTCGGCCAGCCCTTTGAAGTCTTCACCATCGGTGAACTGCTCGCCGACGGACTTCACGGATTCTTCACCCGCACCGGTGCGACGTGCGAGCTTTTGCTCGACATCGTTCAGGCGGTCCTGCAGGCCCAGACCTGATTTGACCAGACCATCGAGAATGGTCTTGGTGTCGTCCAGGATCTTGCCGTGGCTCTTGATTTCTTCGCCCGCCTTTTCGGCGAACGCTTTGATGTCCTGATCGCGCTTGCTCAGCGCGGCCATCACATCCTTCAGCTCGATCTGATCGTCAGCGCGCTCTTTGCGCTCCATCTGACGGGATTCGGAGCGAGCAGAATTGCTCATCGAGTTATGCATTTGTACTTCCTCAGAACGTTGGGAGGGTCAGGCCTTGGCTCAACTGCTCATGCAGCGCCTTGGCAATTTGGGTTTCAGCCTGGTCGCCCTCGGACTCGCTCCGGAGCATGTGCTTCAGGCCGCGATTGGCAATCACCGCGGACTGAGTTTTCGAGAAGCCTGCCTCGCGCAGGAGCTGCTCAAATTCGGGAAGGCTCGGCAGGCCGCCATGGGCCAGCTTCGACTTGATGACGTCGGTGCGGGCCTCATCGTTGGCCGGCACGGTCACGATGGAAATCTCGACCAAGTCCAATTTGGTCAGTGTGCGGATGCCGGTCTTCTCGTCTCGGCTCGACTCGCGGACGTAGTAGCCGATGGACAAGCCGGTGATGGCTCGGGCCTTCATGCCGCGATAGGCGATCCGTGCATATGGCGCATCGTCGAGCCAGAGTTCGCCAGCGCCGATCAGGCCCCGCTCATCTTCCTTAAGCTGCTCGGTGTCCCAGCTGCCGATCGGCTCGCCAGTGTTGTGCTGCCACAGCACCGGGAATGAGCGCCCCTTGGACTTTGCCTCAGCCAGGCTTTCCAGGAACGCCCCAGGCGCCACCACCTCGTTGTAACTGTCGACGACACCAAACACCGACCCGTAGCCGGTGAAGATGCCCTCTTCGCTCACGGCCTTGACGTCGTAGTCGAAGGACCGTACCTGCATAGGCCGCGCTTTGTGCTTCATTGGGGGTTCCCTTTCGGTGTGTCATTGAGCCAGTCCAGCAAGGAAGACCTGGCCTTCTGCCCGTCGTCGACGCCGGCACCCAGCTGATCGATGGGCAGCATGTTCGATTGCACGGTCAACTTGGCCGCGTTGCCGCCCATCGGTTCAAGGTTTTCCTTGAGCCGGCAGTCGTCACGCGTATAGATCCCGTTCTGAGTCATGGAACTGTAAAAGGCCGCCCGGGCCGCGCTGTCTGCACGCAGCAATCCTTCAGGGTTGAACTTGGCGTAGAAGGTTCGTCGTTCATCAGGACGAAGCAGCCATCGGTTGATGCTCTGCTCGATGCGCTTCATCCAGGGCAGCAGTGAGAAGGTCAGAAACCCAATCATCTGCTGCTCCATACCGGTGCCCCAGCTGGTGTTGTTCTGCGTATGGCCAACCATGTGCGGCGGTACGCGGAACCAGCGGCAAATTTCCTCGACGTTGAATGCCCGGGTTTGCAGCATCTGTGCGTCTTCAGGCGTCATCGAGACCTGCTGATATTTCATGCCAGCCTCAAGCACCATCGTCTTGCCGGTGTTCACTGCGCCCGCGAATTTTGCAGCCATGTCCTCGCGAATGTCTTCACGCTGCTTCGGGTTCAGGATCAGATCCGTGGAGAGCACACCGCCCAGCTTCATGCCGTTGGCAAACATCTTCCCGGCTGACTCATCAGCTGCCATAGCGGCACCGAAGATGTTGCGGCCCATGGCAATCGGACTCAGCCCGCACAGCGGATCTGTCCCGAAGCCACGGATGTGCATCATCTCGTCGTCATTGATGGTCTGCTGCTTGCCATCTGCATCCGTGTATCGGTATTGCACTTCGCCTGTCGGCAGTCGCCGCGGCGGGGATACGGTTTGCGGGAGCAGGAACTCCAGGCTTGAAATCTCACCACGCACGCGATGCGGCAGCACAAACCCATTGCCGCCAAGCAGCAGGCTGGCCACCACGCACTCCCAGAACTCGACCGGGGTCTGATCCGCATTGGGCTGCACGCTGATAACCCGGTGCACGGGGTGAGCGCTGGCCACCACCGGCGCGCCGTTCTTGGTTTCGTAGAGCGCGATAGGCAACGTGGCAAGCGTCTCGGCGATCAGCCGGACACAAGCCCAGACTGTGGAGAGCTGCAACGCGGTCTGCTGACTGACTGACTTCCCGGATGCTGAATCGGCGCCGTAGTAGCCGTTCCAGAAGGCGCCGTCACCCAGCCCGATGCGCTTACCAACCCAGCCAGCCAGCGAAGACTTGACCATGCCAGGCTGGGCCGACTTCACCATGGCCTGACGAAGCACTGCTTTGAGAGGTTTACTCACTGGTCAGCCCCTTGCGGATGAAGCCCGCCACGACCAGTAAGGCGCCCGCGGCCGAGATACAAGCCCAGCCGGCGCCGACGAGAATAAACACGCCGCCAACTAGCAGGCACAGTCCGACCACGGCCGTCAGAATAAATACGATCAGGCCTGTATCCATGGTTCTTCCGATTATCCAATGATGATGGGTTGCGCGAAGTAGTCGCTGAGGTTGCCGCTGTTGTCGTTGGCAAGAATGAGCACTCTGCCCACTGCCATGATCAGCGCCACGGCGCCGTCGATCTTGTTGTCGTCACCCTGCTTTATTGGCCGCACGACATCGTCATTGCCAGGCATGTTCTTGCCTATCACGTTGGCGATACACCAGGTCATGATCGGGTGACCATCGTGATGGAACCTGCCGGCGGTGATGGCCGCCTCGAGCTCCTTCATGGGATCGGACATGTTGGTGTAGTTCTGCGTGATCGTGATCGGGCTGAAGCCTTCGTCATCAAGATCGTGGCTGAGGCCCGTTGCGCCGTGCGGGTCAATCGGGCACTCGCGGACCGGCGCCTGGTGATTGGCTTCCTTTGTGTCTTCGAAGATTTCGCGGTAATCGATCTCGGCGCCATCGGTGATTTCCAGATGCTTGGAATTGATCCAAGCTTGGAACCGTTCGGACATGCGCTTGTTGTCGCTGTCGTAAGCGGTGTCATAGGGCACCCAGAACTTTGGCGCGACACTGTAGTAGTGGATCTTCCCGTCAATCACTCGCCAAAACAGGCGCGCCCTTGAGTTCATGTCCAGCTTGCGGGCCAAGTCGAAACCAGCGATCCACTCCTGCCCCTCGAACTGCTCGAGCGTGAGCGTGGTGTCTTCACAGGATCTCCAGTCTTCCATGTTGAAGAAGCCGGACTTTGCACTCACCCAAAGGTTTAAGTGCTTCGTTTTGAAGGTGTTTGCGAACCGCGCCGAACGTATCGCCCTGGCTTGCTGGCTCTCCAAGTACTCTTGGAACACCGAGACGCCGTGGTTCGGGTTGGCCTTGGCGAGCATCTTCGGATCGGTCCAGTCGTCGCCTTCGTCGAGCGTCCATATCCAGCCGAACAACTCTTCGTCAGGCACGGTGCCGGCCAGCATCTCAACGACCTGACGGCGCTTGTCGTAGCAAGGGCCTTCGATATCGGCGCCGGCGGTGGTGATGATAAACATCAGCGGCTGCCTGCGTGCCCCCATACCGGTGAGCATGGTGTCGTATTGGGCCGACGTTGGGTGTTCGTGGTATTCGTCGACGATCGCGCAGCTGGGTGAAGCGCCGTCCCCTGGGTTGCCAATGAGTGGTTCGAAGCGGCTGAAGTCGGATGGGATGTTCATGTTCGAGGCGTTGACCTCGATGCCCGCGGCCTGAATCAGCATGGGCGACTTGCTCACCATCAACTTGGCCGGGCGGAATACCTCCCACGCCTGCTTCTCGGTGGTCGCACCGGCATACACTTCGGCGCCGAACTCGCCGTCGGCAACGAACATGCTGATGCCCACGCCGCCTGCGACAACGGATTTGCCGTTCTTTCGTGGCACTTCCCAGTAGCTTTCACGGAACCGACGGTGGCCGCCTTTCTTTTTGACCCAACCAAACGTGACGGCCAGGCCGAACAACTGCCAGGGCTCAAGGCTAATCAGCTGACGCTTGAATGCCCACTCGCCTTTCGTGTGTGGCAGAAGCTGGATCAGCCTGAGCTTCTTCTCAGCTTTGGCAGCGTCGAACTTGTATTTGAACCCACGCTTGCGACTGGCGGCCAGGTCGTCGAAGTGACGCTGCACCGCCTGGTGGATATAACGGCACGCCGGGACGTTACCGCGAAGCAATGACCGACCCCACGCCGTCGCCTTGTCGACATTGGGATGGGCAGATTTGGTCATCAGGTTCTCAGCAGGTTGGCAAATTCGTTGGTTTCTTTCTCCTTGTTGCCGCCGATCAGCCGTGTGCGGCTCGCCGGGTCCAAGCCCAGCATCGAACCGAACGTAACCATCTGGCGCATCGTTTCATTGGCGGCGGTAAGTGCGGGGTTCTTCATCGGGCCACCGGTGGCACCGGTAACGACGATGCCATGCTGCTGGATCGACTCTTGGGCCAGCCGCCAGTTGTCGTAGGCGCTACAGAAGGCCTCGACGTTGTGCAGGTCCGTGATAGCCACCACGTTCTCGCGCAGCAGCTCAGGGACAATCATGTTCCACATGGTGGCGGCCCGAGGGGTGAACCACTCGGGCGGATCGATCTGGGTGATCTTTGAAAACTGCGGCTCGGCTGTGTTCAGCGCGCGCTTGCCTGGGTTTCCGGCGAGCGCTTTTTTGGCCGTTGGCTTGGGTTTGCGACCACGGCCGGCGACCGTGGCGGTGCCTCCCATCGCGCAACTCCTGAATTTTTAATTTCGCGGGTGTAAAAAAACGATTGAGGGCGCGGTCTAGAAGCGAAAAGGCCCAGACTTTCGACCCTCCCCCTCCCTTTCTGCGCAAATCGTTCTCATTTGGTCGTTTTCCACTGCTTTTCGGCCATTTTTCTGTTTTCAGCGCCGGGAATTGCCGAAACCACCGTCCTCGGAGGCCGTTTTGCTGGAGTGGCACGGACCACACAGGCTCTGCCAGTTGTCACGATCCCAGAACAGGGTCATGTCACCTTTGTGCGGGATGATGTGGTCAACATCCGTCGCCGCGACCACCTTGCCTCCCTGCTCGCAGCATCTGCACAGCGGATGCTTGGCCAGCCAACCAGCCCGGGCCTGCTGCCACTTATAGTTGTAGTGGCGCTTGGTGCTGCTCTCTCGGGGCTTCGCCCAGGTCGAGCTCTTGAGTAGGTGAGCGTGATCATCACAGTACCGAGGGTTACGGGTCAGGGTGTTGCAGCCCTGGGCATTGCACGGCTTCTGCGGTCTCAGCGGCACGGGGTGCCATCCATGTACGTCAGCGGGCGAGCATCAGGGTCTTGCTCGCCCTGATCCTCTGCCAGCGCCTGGATCAACAGGCTTTGCTGCTCGGCCATCCGCTCGAGGATCGCTGTCTGCTTCTTCTGCTCATCCAGCAGGCCTTGCATACCGGGCTGCAACTGAGCAGTCGCACCACCATCAAGCACAAGCATCTGAACACCCAGTCGATCAACCAGGGGTGACAGGCTCTCCGACATCCTTTTCCGCTGCTCCAACGTCAGGGGATGCGGGCTCGTCACCACCAACAGGTCGCCCTTCTGCGGACTCACCTTCTTGATCTGGTCTGAATAGTTTTCCTGCTCGCTCATATGCCAGCCTCGTCATCTTGTTGAACCATTCGCGCCTGGCGGCGCATCCACTGCAAGCCATCAGTCCATCCTTTCTACTGTGACTACACCACGCAAGCGCCTGGTATAGACCTCATCAGAGCCTGGCCGCTTAAGCCGCAAAGGTAGTGGGCAATAGACGGCTACACCTTTGTCGGTGTCGCACCACTTGACGTGCGATACCTCGTAGCCGTTGACGTACACACGCCGACGGCCACGGCCATCGTTGTAATGATGAAATGTGCTGGTAGCTGCCATTACTGATTCACTCGGTTGAGAGCTTCATCCGCCTTGTCTGCTGCCTGGGCAGCAGTGGTTGCGGCCTTGGTGGCCTTGTCGGCGGCCGTCCCAGTCTTTCGGGTCAGCTCTTCGAGGCGCTTGTCCCGCTCTTCCATGGCTGTGTCATAGGCCTTTCGAATGTCTTCGACCTGCTTGCCCTGCTTATCTGCGAGCGACCAGTAGCTGACCTGGTAGCCAAGCACAGCACCACCACCAACCAGCAGCACGGCAATGGCCCAGACCTCAGCCCGCCTCCACCACCTGCGAGCAATGAATTCCAGTGCGCATCTGTCCATCAGGCGATACCTCCAAGCTTGGTGCGCAGGCGGTGGATCTCTTCGCTCTGCAGCGTGACGCGCTCGGTGAGTTGCCCGACCTGGCTGGTGAGGGCTTCAATCTTCCCTTCCATCCTGCCAACTGCCGCGGCGAGATCGTTCCGCTCTTTCGCGAACTGATCGGCGCGGGCCTCGGCTTCTTTACGGGCTGAGCGCTCTTGGTTCAGCAGCTCATTGAGCCGGCGCAGCGTACCGATATCGGCGTTATCCATGGCCCGATCGGTCGCGTCTTTAGATAGGAACTTGCGAAGCCAGAGCAGCCCGCCTA